GCCAAACCAATTTCGTGCATGGAATGTCCTGGTGGCAGCATAGGATACACACCCTCATTCCTCCGCCAATACTTGTTATTCCAATGGTAGTCACCCTTACTTGGGTCATACTGTTCCGCCGAGATGGGCTTATACCGAGAATAGAATCCTGTACTTTGTTCGGCGGTTGACCGTCTACCCTGGTTTACCCAAATGTTGACACCCTCGTCCTTAGCACCAGCAATCATATTTGCTAAAGGTCCGCTTAAGCGAGGGTCTAATTGGGATACTAGTTGGTCACTATCACCCTTACCAGTTGGGCGTGTTGACCCAAATGAACGTAAGGTTGCCCCACGAGGACTAGGGTCACCAAGCACTTCTCCTACAGCACTACCAGCCGCGTAGCCCGCCATAGCCCCCATAGGCCCACCAGCGAAAGCACCAGCAAGACCACCAACAATGCCAAAGGCTGGTTTTATTAAGTCCCGCCAACCGCGAGTCTTAGTCCTCAAACCAATGATGTCGCGCAATGCATGTTCAAACTGACCCAACACTTTGTTTACGTTCTGTAAGTTCTTTTCCATCTGGGCGTAAGCAGAAGCCTGATCTTTATACATGTTTTCTTCACGCTGTACTCCCGTACGCTCAGTTTCTTCTGCCTGAGTAGCGTAGTTTCCCTCAATACCCATTCGTTCGCGGTCGGCCTTTTTAGACTGGTCGAGCATGCCCTTCCCACCCCTTTTACCGAACTGAACGTTTGATTTGGCATATTGCAATACCAAATCTTGCATTTCTGACCCAACCCCAGCCATCGCTAAGCGTTGACGAACAACTGAACCTGGTTGCATACTGCCCTCAAGCAGTTTTTCATTGTTTAATCCCAAGCGCTTAGTTAAGTCTTGTATAACCTGCATAGATGACTTTTGTTTTCCGCCAATGCCATATATGCCTGTACCCGTCATCATAAACATTTTATTGGCGACGTCTGGACTTGCCATGCTTTCAGTCATTCCAGTAATGTCTGAAGCGCTATATCCAAAGCCACCAAGGGTTCTGAGGGCTTCTATAGATGCAGCATTACCTTGTGCACTTAAGCCAGTACGGGCCTCCATTGACAATAGGCTGCTAATTCCGCCCGCACCAAGCCTGTACTTGGTAAGTGGCTGACGCATATCACTAATTACTTGCGCTTGTGATCTGCCAGTGGTTTGCTGGAGCATTACGCTCAGTTTGTCGGCTGATAATGCGTATGCCTTATTGCGGTCAACGCGACTATCTATGGCCCCGATGGTCGCCTCAGCAGCCTGTAACCCCGCTTGAACCCAAGGGTTGCCCTTTGTTAAGTTCACCTGTGAGGGCCTTAGCCTCTGCAACCAAACCTTTAAAGTTTACTTTAATCTTTTTAGTGTTTTCGCTTAACTTGTTTAATTCACTGTTAAGACCTTTGACCATCTGTAAGTCAATGTTTAGGCGAGAGTTGGCAGAGGCACCGCCTACTGCACCAGCGGCACGGCCCTCTTCGGCGCTACCACCAAAGGCACCACCCCCTAGATTTTGCTCAACCATTTCCTAGCCTCCCGCAGAGTTTCTCCAACGAGCCATACTTACCCAGTATGACCTTTGTCGGACTGTCATAGCCTTAATATCTGTAAGGCTAAAACCTCTATACGTAGAGGCAATCGCTTCGTATTCCCAGTAAGTCTGAATCAGTCTATCCAAATAAAAGTGCGACCCAATCTAGGGCTAGATTAATAATAGCATTACAGTGGGCACATTGGGTTTTCACCTCTTCCATACGAGGCCCTGGTTGTGCAGAAAAGAGTGCCTTGACTAATTTGTTTCTGTCGGCCAAGGATAACCCCCTTGCCCACGCCTCTGGATTAATCTTGTCTTTTGGACCCAAGATAGCGCAACGCGCCAACATCATGGTATTTTGTTCCGCAGTATTCTTAGACCTTTTGGCGACCCACTGACTATCCCCACCAGTTGGGTAGTTTAGGGTAATAACTGCCTTGTTCTTAAGGGTTACAGACAGAGGCTCTGTTAAGTTACCCTTAGCATCCTCAATGGGGAAGTCTTCATCTAGGTCAACTTGAATGCTATTTTGTTTTTCACATTCTTTACAAGTTACATCAAACTCACGGTAACGACCATATGTGGCTTTAATGATTCCAAGAAATAGTAAATCCCTATCCCCAATAATTAAGTCATCAATAACGCTTGGGTGTTCTTTAATAGAAATATTACCAATATTAATAACCGCTAATTTCAGTAAGTAAGACATGTATTCTGAATACGTTATATTCGTCTTAACGTCATAAGAGGCTAATGCTTCTTCATCTGTGCCCGTTAATTCACGAACAACCGAGTCTGTCTGCCATTCGTTAGGTAGGTTAGAAAACACGCCACGTAACAATGTTACAGAAGCACTCCCAGGCATGCTTATTGTGGGTGCTGGGTCGTCACCGATAATACTAGTAGCGTCGGTTGCTTGGGCGGCAAGTTCTGTAGACATGTACTGCTCCTCGTGTTGTTACTTACTTTTTATTTATTAAAGTGCTGCTGTTTGCCCTGTTAGTTCCAGAATCTGCGTATCATTAAAGGCAATTTGAAAACCCTCATGGTGAATGGTCATTTGCTGAATAAGTATTCCGTTATCGCCAGCATTAAGACCATTCATGGCAAACACGCCAGGCCAACAATTAAATAGTTTAAAAGCCAGTCTAACGTTACCAGGCTTTATCGCCCCAGAATTTGATGCGAGGTCTTGGTCAAGGTACTGAACCCCAGTACGTGTGTATGGGTGGTCGTAAACTAATCCCGTAATGGTACAACGGTAATCACTAGAGTCCGCGCCAGCCGTTGCCAAACCCTTAGAACCATAGGCAACTCCTTGGTTCCACGTATGGATAAATTGCTGCCACGCCCACATACCACCATCAGATGAGTTAGCCGACCCAGCCATGGCAAAGGCACCACGTGAGAAAGACACTGGTGGGAAATCGGATTGACCCACCATTTTGTGTGGATGTGTATTCATTCCACCCTCACGATAAGCAATCAATTCGTTAGTAACGCTCAAACCAGACATTTCAGCAAAACCAAGTTGTGGAAGGTTAGAACCAAAACTAGCAAATATACCCGATGGTTCAATAATAACTTTAAATTTAAAGTTACGTAGCGGGTCGGTGCGTTGTGCAAGTGCCATTATTACTCCTTAGACGGTTTCATTAAATTCTGCGCTACCAATAAATTGGCTGACGTTGATGACAATAAACTCTGCGGGTGTCTGCAATGCGACACCAATTTCAATGTGTACTTCACCGTTTTCTATTGTTTGTGACGTATTGTTTGTGCTGTTACAGGTAATGTAGTAGGCCTCTGACGAGGTACGACCCTTGAGTCCGCCCGAACTCCAAAAGGCACTTAGGAACTTACTTAGGCGAGTATTGATGCTCCCCCACAAACCATCGTTGTTAGGCTCAAACACAGCAAAGTTTGTAATAAGTTTTGCTTGAGACTTGACATAGTTAAGGCTGCGCCGTACAGGGATGTACTTAGTAATATCAGTTTTCTTAAGGGTACGAGCACCGTACACAATGACGCCTGCGCCAGGAATGGCCTTCAGTGTATTGATGTGGGCATCATACAGAGTGCCCTGCTCAACTTCAGTAAACGATGTCTCTAGTCCAAGGGCACCGCGCAAGTCATACGCAAAACCAGCAGCCGCCTTAGCGACAGTACGCTCTGCCTCTACACGAGAGTACAGGCCAAGGAGTGCACCACCTGGGGCAGTTGTACGCATAGCCGACGAACCGCTCTTGGATGGGTCAACCATGATTAGTTTTGGATAGTACACGGCAGCATACGATGAGGCGCTATAGCCACTAATGCTCGTAAGGGCATCAGCACCAGACGTAACCGTTACTGGGTCAATTACCAAGAAACGATTGCCAGCATTTTCACAATATGTAATAGCCGTATTAACAACGGATGCTGTGGTCATATTAACCATGTTAATAACAAGTTCTTCGTCAACGCTTACAAACCGCGCTACAGCGTTATTCCACTCAGTATTGGTTTCACCAACATTCGCCGCCGAACCATCCGAACCATCAGTAAGCGCAGCGTTTGTTACGACGGTAGCAACGTAAACACTTGTGTAAGCACTAACAGAGGCAACCCGAATGTAGGTTGAATAGGTATTAATAACAGTGCCAATGTACCTATTGGAATCTGGGTCTAGACTGAGTTCACCCCAGCGCTCCACTTCTACAGTGTCATTTTTTACAGTTAAAACAAATGTTGGCAGGTCGCCCGTTACCAAGCCAGCCGAAATAGATACTGTAAGGTCATTGCCCCACTCACCCTTGTTTTCCGCATTTACACGAAAAGCGGTAGTAGGAGAACCGTCAATACTAAAGGTAACGTTTTCACCAGCGACAGACGCCGCAGTTGTCGTAGAAGCGTTGTAGACACGGGAAACATATGCGTCACGCCCACCATTTGCAAAGAAATGGTATACCGCGTATGGAAGGTCAAAGGCATTTGAAATGTCACCAAAGAGGTTTTTGTATGAAACCCAAGAACTTACCTTAGTTGGTGTTACTGGGCCACGCGGTGCAAAACCAACAAAACCAGCCGCTACAGTTGCTGAACCAGCATTGGCGGTAGTTGAAAATGGACCCTCGGTGATGTAAACGCCAGGACGTGAATATGCCATTAGTTACTCCTTAGTAAAAGTATACCGTATATGAAGAAATCTTACTCACTATTATGCCTCATTTTGTAGTCATCCGCTGATGTGTTCTGTAACGGACGCAGTTTTATTAACAGCAATTGAGGTTGATGTAACCAAATTACCAACAACCGAAGCCACCGCCCCTACGCCAACCACCTGTGCTGACGTAATTTCTGCGGTCATTTGGAGAGTGTAAACCTTACGAAAGATGCGTTTGCGGTAGCCCGCTTCAGGGTCAAGCAGGTCAGCCGTTGTCCAGTCCAAGAGGTCTAAACGACGGATGGTGTCATCAGCGGGGATGTTGATGTACCCGCGCCTAAAAGGGATAATGTTAGTAAGCATTTGGGCGGATAGTTGCCTGTCGTGCAAGGCAGAACGAGCAAATGTTGAAACCTGATAAAGAAGGTCAACTGGGACATACTCGTTACTCATAAGGTACTGAAAGTCATTTTTATTAGTTATATAAGAAAAGTCAGCAGACGTGCTAGGACGATAGTCCATACGGTCGGCTCTATTGTCCCGAAGTGGTGGTGCCCCAGCCGCATCCGTACGATAGTACAGGGTGCTCTCAGAATGCTGTCTGTTCCTTGCGTGAACGATGTCAATGTGCTCTAAGGTTATAAATGGGTAGGACCGCTCTGTTTCACCCTCGGGATACCTATAGAACACCTGTACTGGGCGGGCGTTATTTTTATCATCAGAAACAGTCATGGCGCTAAACAACAGTTTAAGAGCCTGGTCTTCTGCCAGCAGTAAGCCAACGCGATTACTCATTTGTAGCGTTTTACCAATTCTTTATCTACTAAGTCAGCAATCTTTTTACCCAAGTCTGTTTCACGAGATTTGGCAAAAGTGCGAAGCAGGGGACTAGGAGCATTTTTAGTAGGCACACCGTACTCTAAGTCCTTAGACTTTTGGGCATTCTCTGGGGCGTCCTCGGTTCCATATACAAACATAGTTTGCTGGTTATCAAAACGAACGCTAAGACCATCTGCAAGCCCAGACCACTCAGAGTTAGTATCGGCATTCTCACGAAGAGCAGTTTGTTCCTCATACGTGGCTTGCTTAATTGCTTTGCGCAAAGCCTTTGGGTACTCGTCAGCAAGAAACTCAGCATAGTCCAATACGGCTAATCCGCCAGAAATAAAGGACGGCTTAGAAGTTCTGACAGCGTACGGAGACGGGTTACTATCCATGTTGCTCCAAGACTTCTAGGCGTTTAGACCCTCTGGCGCACGCCAAAGTTAGATTAAGTTTATCAGATATTTGGAAACGCTGAAGGCCAAGGAAGCGTGTGTATAGACGAGAAGGTAGGAGATGTATCAAAAGAAAACTCCTGCTGAATATATACCTCTAAGCCCTCAACGGTTACGATAACGTCATCTTTTAGACGACCACGAACTTTATAAGAAGTTACTGTAAAGTAACGCCCGTCGTACATAAACATATCATTTAAATGTTTTCTATACTCATGAGGTTCAGATAAGCCTGCATTCCGAAAGTCCTCAATAGACGCTACAAAGTTAGCAACTTCAACTGGTTGCCGACCTTCTGGAATAGCACGTTTTTGGTCTTCAGTTTCAGTAATCATTAAAACAGGTATAACTAGGCCGTTGCCATACTTACGTCCGCTAGGTCCAGCAATACCCTCGTTGTATACATCGTCATAATATGAACCAGCACTGGCGCTGGCTGCAAACGGTGTAAATTCATAGTAAATGATGGTTTCGCCCACCTTACGAAAGTACTCCCTATAGTGCTTTCGTATTTGACTTACCTCTACACGCGAGTCCATTAGAACAATCCAGTAGTGTTAGCCACCCCAATAGCAGGTTGGGTGTCTACAAGAACTTCAACACGCGGGTCGTCTCCCATGTCTGCAATTGCAATATCACCAGTACCGCGCTCTGGAAAGACACGCTTAATTGGGCCGTAATCACCAAGTTCTTTGTGGACATAAATAGGAATGTAACGATTTGTTGTGCGCGACACGCGACTAAGGGTAAACACTTCAATACGGTCAAGTCCAATATTTAGGGCACGCGCCCGCTTATCATAGGCATTCATCCAGTAGTCCAATAGCGTTTGGATATTACGAGCGCGTTGGCTTCCAGGAATGTGCACCGACTCAGAGGTCATTACGTCAATGTCACGACTGTATTCACTAAATAAAGACCAAAGGGTTTCAATGAGCGTAGCCATCCCAATGGTGTCCAATAGGATATCGGACATGTTTTCTAGGTCAACCTGTAGGTTGTACACGTGGTTTTCAACGGCACGTTTTGCGTAGTACTCTAAGTCTGCGGGCAAAACCCACTCATAGTAATAACCCTCAACCATGATTTTGCTATTTGCGTCAGGGGTAGACGCCAAACGCACCAAGCCATTACGTGCGTCTAAACTAAATGCGGATGCCGCCATTTCTACAGGATTAGACGATGTGTAAGTAGCAATATAAAAAGAGTCTACGTCAATATTGGGGTGACCCAATTCATAGGTTCTACCAGCGGCATCAAAGGCAACCTGAAAGTACTTTGGAAAATCGCGCAAGTAAGTACGCGCATTTTTAGTAACGTCATCAAGAATGCTGGTTGGAATAAGCATAGTAGTAGTTTACTATCCTTTTGAGTCAGCGCCTGCGATAGTATCCAAATCTGGTGCGTTTACCTGTGGTTGTTGCTCGCGGTACCTTTTAGCAGTTACAGTTCGCACACGAGTAATATCAGCCAACGAACCCGTTGGACGCGGGAGTGGTCGTACAAGTGTCACGAAAAGACTTGGCCAGCAAGTACTATTGTTCCCTCTTCACCAGTAATAGCGGTGGTGGGTGCGGTTGTTGACGCCGCAGTAATGCGACCCTTAGAGTCAACCGTGATATTGGTCAGAGTGTACGACCCCGCTGACACTGCGGTATCGGCAAGTGTTATAGAACCCGTAGAGTTGGACGTAGCATCCCCAGACAACTTACCAAACAAATAGGTTGCTATACGAGTAACCGCAGATTTGCGAATAGTGCCAGCACCACCGTCGTCAATAATGATTAAATCGGCATTAGTGATAGCCGCACCAATATCAACACCACCAGCGATATCAATTGACGAAATTGCTACAATAGAAGCAACCGAATCAGGGGAAAATGCTCTTTTATCAATAATATCATTAGCGACAATTGCTTCGTTTGCCCTACGAAGAACCGCCGCAAGGACAACATCTGCTGCTGTGATTGCAGGAAAAACTGGGTTGGTAGAACTGGCAATTCCAGTAATAGTAACGATGGTTACAGCACTTGCTGCATACCGCGCAACAACAAGGTCAAACCTATTGGACGACGCATTAGGTGACGATAGGGCATACCCACCATCTGCTGAGAGTGCATAATCAGTGCCTTCATAGGCAATTGAGCCAGAGGCAACGGCAACGGTATTACCAGATACTGCCGTGACGGCTGCATCACTTACAACACCTTTTCGCCTATTGCCTAGTATTTCAAAGTCAATACGGTCTGGCTCTGCTTGGTCTAATGTTGACTTATCGGTGTCTGGTGCATTAGGAATTGTAAAGCCAGCCATATTACCTCTTACAGAGTATCGTAAATGTTACTATTCTTCTTTAGATAGGCATAGAGGTCTTTTGGAATATTAAAAGACTTACCATCCACAAAATTATACACCATGTTGCCGTAGTACATAGTCCAAGTTCCTTTAATACGGGCTTGAACCAAGTTGCTACCAACAGCGGGTACGGGTGTCGCAATTTCTGGAACCTCTTCAACAACAGTTTCAGCGAATTGATTTGCTTTTCTTGGCATGTGTTTCTCCTTATATTGGACCCATTAGACGGTAATGGGTGGCTACATGTTCAGTGTAACCACCCAGTGCCAAATTACTACAACTTGCTTTCTAAATATCTTAGAAACTGTCGTCGATTGCCCCACCCTTGGTATTGATTAGCACACGGGATTCTGCGGTAATGACACCGAAGCCCCAGATGGAGTACCACGAGAGACCGTGCTCACGACCGAAGTCAATGACACCACCGTCACGGAGTTCAACTGGCAAGGCAATTGCCTGACCGAATGCGTTGTCACCGATCATCAAGGCGCTGTATGAATCCGCTGTTGGGTCTTCGTTACCAGACTCACCAGGACTCAGGTCAACAACATCCGTTGTTGCTTGGCCCTTGAGGACCTGCGTGGTCTCAATGAACACTACGTCGTAGATACGACCGATTTCACCGAGCATGAAGTTGCCTGGGGCTGCGTACTTGGTTACTTCAATGAATTCTGGCCAGTCACGGAGCGAGCGGCTCTGCTTTGGGTGAACGAAGCAAACGTAAGTATCGCCAAGGCGTGGGATGTTCAGGCTGGCGAGAATCTCGACAGCATCTTTGATTGTGGCTGGGGACATATAGCCAGGAGCCGAAGCCGAACCCGCTGCTGAGTACTCGTACGGAGCAATGGAACCACGTGTGGAACCATTTGTCTTACGACCGAAGACTACTGATGGGGCTACAGGAGTGCCGCCGCCAAATGGTACACCAGTGGAGTACAGCGTGTTACGCGCTTGGATGTCCATGGACTGTGCCATGTGACGACCGAGCAAACGGCTGGACGAAGCCATCACGTCATCGAACGAAGCGTTCAAGAGAAGTTCAGTTACTGCAACTGCCTTACCCTGTTCCTTAACGGTAATGGAAATCTGTGAAGCGGACAGAGCAGTTGGCTCCATACGTACACCTTCAGTCAACTCAGCGCCTGTGTCATTTGACACCTCTAGGTTGGTGTAACGCATAAAGTTAACGGTGAGACCTGGCATGACACCAAGTTCTGTCTTCTTTACGGCAAATTGCTCAAAGCGGAGAATTGGCATAGCCTGAAACAAAATCTCTTTTGACCAAATAGTTTGAATTGCTGGAGAGAGTGTTGAATCACTTGAGTAACCTGTGGTCGTGATTGAACCAAGACTTGCTCCTGTAATTGCTCCACCTGCTGGGCCTGGGATTGCCATAAATGTATTCCTCCATGGGAACTAGTTAATTGTTATGTAATAGTCTAGCAGACTTTAAAAACGCCCTCTAGATGTTTTCGCATTCAATAGCCTGTCACGCATTTTGGTGTACTGTTCCATGGACATATTACGGATATCTTCCGCACTCAACGTTTGCTGCTCCATTTGGGTCTCCATTGGCCCAACAGGTGGGGCTGTTACACCGACACCCTTTATGCGCTGCTGCGTTCCCGCAGTAGCACGTTGGACACTTTCTAATATAGCAGAACTAGCGACCTTAAACCGACTAATGGAGGACTCAACCTCTTCCAGGGTATTACCAGAAATCATCCCTAAAAGTTCTGGAATGATGGATTCCTGCTCTTCTTGCATACGGCGACCAATGTACGTCTGTAGTTCCTGGTGCGCCCGCTCCTTTTCAAGGAGTGCTGCCTGTGCTTGGCGGTCTTTATCAATCTCTTCCAAACGCCCACGCCACTCGCTTTCAACGGTATTGAGCCTTGCGGTGAAGTCAGTCTCTTGCTTTAAGAGCAGTTCCTTTGCAGAAAGTTCTTCAAATTCACGCTGTTTGAGAAGTTTGGCTTCTTTTTTAGCACTCTCTTCGGCCTGCTTAATGACAACATCCCGCTCTTGCTGAAGAACAGCAAGTTGTTCCTCAAGGCCTTTTACACGTAGGTCAGAGTTTTCAATACGACCGTACATCTTGTCTTTTTCTTGTTGGCGGGCTTTTTCAATCTCTTCCTCAGAAAAGACCCTTGGCTTAGGACCACGGGTAAGGCTTTCAGCCTCAGCCTCAAATGCCTCAATCGCTATTGCAGGAATAGTAACTTCGTCAGTACCTTGCTTTGCCATAATATTACCTCGTTAGTTTGGCGGATAATTACTTATTTAATGTGACGTATTATTCTTGATCGGGCTGACGACGCTGAGCGAACTTAGCGCCATAAGCCTTACTTACTAATTGATTCATTAACTCCGATTCTACAGGGTTTACACCTACTCCAGGCATAATTCCTCCAGAACCTTGACCCCCTGATGATACATCAGAACCTCCCGCCGAAGCAGGTTGCGGTCCACCCTCACCAGGAATCATACCAGTGGCCAACATAATAGCCGCTTGGATTTGTGTCCGAACCATGTCCAAAGACCCTTGGTCAATGGCATCATCCATAAGTTCTTCAAAGATTTCTTCCATTTTCTCATTTGGAAACTCTTCCCCAAGAGTGCGCAGGGCACCACGCTTAGACTCTAAACCAAGAGC